TGTAGTAATAGATTCACAGTTTATGACATTCACTTTGCAGATATTATGTGCAGATATAGTAGATTATACAAAGGAAGTAGTTACTCCAGACCAGTTTTATGGTGTAGACAACTTGCAAGATGTGCTAAACACACAATTACAGGTAATGAATTTAATATTCTCTAAACTAAAAAGAGGTAATCTAAGAGCTGATAAGTTGCAGGTAGATGACACAATGAGTTGTCAGCCATTTAAAGAGAGATTTGAGAATGAGTTAGCTGGTTGGGAAGCAGAAATAGACATTAAGATGATTAATGATATAAGCATCTGCTAATGAAGCGAGAGCAATTAATTAAGAAGGTGCTAGAGAGGTTGGGTTCTGAAGCTTTGCAAAGGCTTAGAGCTAATATAAACAAAGATGGGACAAGAGCTTCTGGTGCTTTACATGATGGCATGTATTATAAGATAGTAAAAACTAGAATTGATATATACATGGCTAAATACGCTAAAGCTATTGATGAAGGTTTAAAGCCAAGAGCAGGAAAGCCATCTTCTTATTTTGTAAGCAAGATAAAGAAGTGGATGCAGTCTAAGGGTCTTACAGGCAAGATAACAAACAAGAGTGGTAAGGTAGACATAAACAAATCTGCTAGAGCAATAGCTGAATCTGTTTATAAAAGAGGAACTATAAAAAAGTTTGGATATAAAGGAAGTAATTTTTTAGATAGAGCAATAAACAACGTAATTAACGAATTTGATGATGACTTGTTCACAGCTTGGATGAGTGGATTAGAAGACGAATTAAATAAAATAGAAACAAATGGCTAAAATAAACGTAAGAAGCCCATACTTTGTAAATGTATTTCATGCAGACTTAGCATCTGCTAAATTAGATATAGAGATATATGCAGGAACAGCACATTCTTTGGGGCATACAATAACTCCTACTTATACACTATCATCTTCATCAGTAGGACAGTTTGGGTTTTATGTAAACTTTGAGATAAGCAACTTAATAAAAGATTATATTGCTACAGGTTTTGATGGCAACTACGCAGGAACACAAAGCATAGCAAACACAATAAATGTAGATTATCAAGTTACAAGAACATTAACAAACGGTAATAGCACACAGCTAACTGCTGTATTAGGAGTTAAGGCTTTTGATGGATATGGCTACTTTGAAGACGGTGCAAATCCAGAATTACTACAAGGACTACTCATAAGCAACAAAATAATAATTAAACCAGATGATTCTCCTTTAAGAATACCTGTTGATGCAAACAATACAACATCTGTATCTTTCTTTTATAATAATCAAGAAATATATACACAAGCAGTTGCAAATCAAACAGACTCTAAGGACTTTATACAATACATAAGCAACGAAACACAAGCAGGTGCAGATAGTTACGAAGATAGAGTATTACAAGACGGAGGTACATTTGAAAACAGTCAATGCCTAAACAACTTTTTAGCACAAAACGGAATCTATGGTGTAGATGAGGTGTATGTAGATGGAGTAGAAGGAGTAACAAGACTAGAAGTAAGAAATATAGATGAATGTAAGCATACTCCTTACAAAATGGTCTTTGTGAACAAGTATGGTGCTTTACAGGACTTATGGATGTTTAAAAGAAGTAATTTATCAATGAAGAAAGATGAGGAAAGTTTTAGGTCATCTACTTTACTATCAGCTACAGGAACATACAATACATTCGACCACCAGTATAAGACATTTAATATTAATGCTAAGGAAACTTTAACACTAAATACAGGTTTCTATCCTGAAGAATACAATGAAATATTTAGACAGTTTACATTAAGTGAATTAGTTTGGATAGAATACGATAACAAGACATTACCTGTTACAGTCAAGTCTAGCGACTTATCATTCCAAACACAATTAAACGACAAGTTAATAAACTACACAATACAAGTAGAATTTGCTTTTGATAAAATAAACAGCGTAAGATAATGCGAAGACAAGTAGAGGTATATGTAAGTATTAGACAAATAAATCCAGCAGATTTATTAGAGATTCCTTATTACTATAAGTTAGACTTATTTGACGAAGAGTCAATAAACATAACTAACTCTATAAAAGATGTCAGAGATATAGCAAAAGTGTTTACTGATTACTCTCAACAGTTTAACGTACCTGCAAGTACAGCTAACAACAAGATATTTAAACACTATTACAACTTTGATATAGATGGTGGTTTTGATGCTAGAGTAAAAAGAGAAGCGTTAATTAAGATAAATGGAGAAGATTACAGACAGGGCTTTATAAGTTTAAATGATGTTAGCATGAAGAATCAACAGCCTTTTTCATATAAGGTTGTTTTCTATGGTAAAACCATTAACATAAAAAGATTGTTTGGTGATGACGAATTAGATTCACTTCCTGATGATGTAGGTTCTTACTTAAACGCATTTAATCAAATCTACACCTCTTCATTTGCCAAAAATGGATTTATAGAAGGATATAATAAGGCTGGTGTCGGTATAGTGCAAAATCCAGATGGAAATAAGGCAGGTGATTTGTGTTTTCCTTTTATTAGTGGTAAATCTCATTACTATTATGATTCTACTGGCTCTAATACTCCTGTAACTAAAACTGACACTCCTTCTAGGAATGTAAAAGCTCACTCTACTGGCAACGGTATAAGTCTAGTAGACTTAAAGCCTGCAATTAGAATTTATCATATCATAAAGGCAATAGAAGAAAAATACAATATTACTTTTAGTACAGATTTCTTTAACACAAGCAATGCAACATTCCACGAGCTATACTTATGGTTACATAGAGAAGCAGGTGATTTAGCAACACAAATTGGAGAAAGCGTATTATCAATAGGTTTAGGTGAATTTACATTTACAAACACCTCTCCAACAGGTAATGACGACCCAAGAAGCAATACTGGAAATACAGACTTAGTATCATCAATATCAGGCTCACCTCTAGTAGGTAATCGTACTTGGGTTTATTATAAATATATTATTAGCGTTACAGCTTCTGCAAGTTCGGCAGGAGGTACTTATACTGCTGAATTATTAGATACAGTAACAGGCAATACAATAACTCCTGACTCTAGTTCTACAGGAGTAGGGTTAGGAACTACAGTATTTGAATTTACAATGAAAATACCAGTTTTTGCTTTTGGTAGCAGGGTGTATACTCCAGTATTTAAAGTAAAGACTGTAGGAGGAGTAGAAACTGCTACTATAAATTCTTTAGTAATAGAAAAATATACAGATGTAATATCAAGCACTTCTACAACATTAAGCACCTCTCATTATGATGCTAATTACACAATAGCAAACCAACAGGTATCTTCATCAGACCCAAAATACAATACAAATGAGTTTGACGTTTCTTCAGGATTAGAGATGTCTGCTAATATGCCAAAGATGAAAATTATAGATTTCCTAACATCTATATTTAAGATGTTTAATCTTATTGCTTTTTATGATGACAGGAAAATATTAAATAATGGAAGCACAAATACAGATTTTGGTAAAATAAAAGTAATGACTTTAGATGATTATTATTCTGAAGGAACAAATTATGATATAACAGAATATTTGTATACTGATAAACATAGTGTTGGTAAAGCAAACATATATTCTGAAATCAACTTTAAATATAGCGACCCTTCTACTTTCGCAATAATACATAGCAATGAAATAACAAATGATGAGTTTGGTAATGAAAGATTAGATAACCGTAGTGATGAAATAGATAGCCCTTTGGCATTTGATGGTGGTAAGTATGATGTTGAGTTAGGGTTTGAACACATGATGTATGAGAGAATGACTAATCAATCAGGAACGCAACAGCTTACAAATACACAATGGGGTTGGATGGTTAGTGAAGATGAGAACCCTGTTTTAGGTAAACCCTTACTTGTTTATTGTCATAAACACGCTACAACTGATGACTATAAAATGTATTTTGAGGGTAGTTCAACTGAAATAACGAAATACATAAGACCTGCAAACACAAGAACCCACATCCTTTCTGGTTCAACAACAGCTACTGATAATCTACAAAGCATACATTTTGGTGAGGAAGAAGACGAGTATTTTGCAACTACTAAATTACCAAATAATGAAAGTCTTTTTGCTAACTTTTACTTTAACTATGTAACAGGTATATATAGCGAAAAAGCTAGACTGTCTAAGTTTAAAGTAGTGTTACCAGCTAAGATAGTTAATAAGCTTAAGCTAAACGACAGGCTTATTATTTCTGCTAAGAAATATAAGATAAACAAAATAAAGATGAATATTAATACAGGTAAAGCAGACCTAGAATTAATGAATGAAGTAGTATGATAAGAGATATAATAGATTTATTAGGGGCAGCAGATTGGCATATAGATGATGAGGACATAAAAATAGCCAAAGGCAAATATTTAGCTCCTACTAATTGGAAAGAATTTAAAAACGCAATAAAACGAAATAGATAATGGCAACTAATACCACAACAAGAAAAGTAATTGTAATAGATGTTCAGGGCAAGAACG